GGGCTGGTAACAGAAGGGTATGCCATATTATAGCTCCTTTAGCTATTTGCCTTTGCCAAATGACGTCGTAGACCGTTTTTCCCTAAAGAGTGGCATACGAGCGTCGTTCTCACGCATGAAGTTATTGTCCACGGAGTCCATCTGAGCCTGATTTTTACCAGCGAAGTATTCCTTACGCTGACGCATCAGTTCTTCTGGTGCCTTGCACAACAACAGTCCTGCGACTTCGATGTTGTTTTTGAAACGGCTGTCCGGGTCCACCAGCATTTGGAACTGGGGTTGTTCCTCGATGGCTACTGGCTCCCAACCTTCCCGTAGTTTGGACGAGACGTTGCTGGGGTCATTTTTACCCATCGAAGCTACACGTATCCAGCGATATGCGTAACCAGCTTGCTTGTCCGGTTCTGGCAAGGTCGATGCCGGTTGCCATACTTTAGGACGTTCTGCTTCTGCACGAGTTTCACGAGGAGCGCGGTTTGAGCCTACGCTGTCTTCGATTTCTTTACGCAAATTTGTCATCTTATCTCTCCATCTTCATTAGTTCACGGGCATATTGCTCAGGGGTTAAGCCCAGTTTACGAGCAATCACCAGTTGGGACTGTTTCAACACAATCTTTTTGGGGGACCGTGTACGTGAGGCTGGAGCGACGACCGATGACGCTTTTTGTTCGCGTGCAGCTGGTTTGGTGTCACCATTATCCATTTCATCCCCGAAGTAATCGGAGAAGCGACGGCGCATAGTTTTGTCTACGACGCCCCAATATTCGTCGGTGCCTGCAAATTGCGGGCCACGTTCATTTATGAGCCTCTGGTGAAGCCCAAGAGCAGCTGCAGTCATTTCCGGGTCGGAACCATACCACATATTGCGCTCTTGCCACGCCATAGTTTTTTGGTCCAGCTGCGGAATTTGCGGCTGCTGTTGAGGTATTTCTACCCCGATATCTTCCTCTTGTAAAGTAGGGCGATAATTATTTATCTGCTGCATGCGGTAGTTAACTGCTGCAAGCTGTTCTTGAGCGTCAGCTAAACGGTCTGCATCGCCCGATTCGTACGCTTCTTTAAACTCACGCTTGGCTGCAGCGGCTTCGAAACTTATAGATTGTTTGTAGCTACCAAGTAACGACTGTTCACCCTGCGCTAGCGTGTTCTTTAGCCTACGGTTCTCTTCAAGAATACGTTGTGCAACGGAAAGAGCTTCTGTCTTTTCGCGCATTTCGCGTTCTTTTTCACGTCGCTCGTCATGCCAGACTTTCTTCATCTGCTTAAGACGAGTCTTAACTTTATCCGAGTACTCTTCGAGTTCATCGGCTTCTAGTTCTTCAACAACTTCCTTCGGCATTGGCTCACGGCCACGGTCTGCCTCAGGGGTATCATCTTCAATTTCAATTTCCGGCTTGTCAGCCTCAGAAACGGGGGTTTCGTCTTCGATTTCGAACGAAAAATCGTCGTTATCATCCATACTCATATCATTCTCCTATGTACGGGTTACGTCCGTTAAGCGCGGGAAATGCCCCGGGGGTCTTCAACAACACCTTCGACACTATCGTCATTGATGATGCGGAACTCGCGGCCATGAATTTTCACACGGCTACCTGCCATTGGGCGGGTCAGAATGAAGTCACCTTCTTGGCACCATGGGCCAGACGGAAAGCGTTTATCGTCCTTGTAGCAATCTGGACCCATCTTCAGCACCATAAGCACTGGGGTAGTGAGTTCTTCAAACTGCTTGGTCGAGTCGGCCTTGAAGATACCACCAGCGGTTTTATCTTCGACTTCAGGGATAGCGCACAGGATGCGATAGCCAGATGGGTCTGGAAGCTGCTTTGCACGGTCTTCTACCGGAACTTCCGGTTCTTTGTCCGCTGCCACAATAGGTTTGCCATTTAGGCCCACTAACGAGGGGGTGGTGACCCCAACAATATCAGTCATCATCTTGTTCCATTCTTTGTGCGGCTTCAGCAATGAAACCGTTTGTAATCATAAGTCCGCGAATAATTCCGCAGGCATATTTATATTCCCCATGGTCCTTTGCGGTACCACGGGCGAGATCGCCGCTCAGCACGTCAATCTCATCTTGTACCTTTTTTGACAGGTACATCAGTAACTCATGTGTCATTCATTCTCCTTAGGCATTGCTTGGTTGGGAACGGGTTGTTCACTTTGAAGGGCTTCACGGGCAATTTCGATACCCATACGAAGTCCGGCTTCCTGCTGTTTTGCCGACAAGTTAGCCTTGTCTGTGGCAACTTTTGCGCCGACCTGAAGGCCAGCGATTTCTTGTTGTGAAGCTATGCGCTTCTCTTCAAGCTCGATGCGGTCTTGTTTCTCAGCAGCGTCAATCAATAGTTTCTTCTGCTTAATCTCAAGCTCAGCCTGCTTAATTTGTAGCTCTTGCTGCTGCATCTGAATGATGGGGTCTTGTGCCATCTGCTGTGCCTGCTGCTGTTGAGCTTCGGCTTGGTTCTTCTGGAGCAGTTGCGTTGCGGCTTGTGCAGCCAGACGGGAAACCGCCAACTCGGTGTTCTCATCCATCTCAGCATTGGGTGCTGGGAGTGGTACGCCTGCCTGCTCTTCGACCTGACGACGATATTCGAACGCAAGGTGTTCCGCTATATGCGCTTGCATCGCACTCATTATAGACTGTGCATTAGGGTTTTGGCCCATAAGCTGCATAATCTTGGGGTCTTGCATAGCGCTTGTGTGCACTGCAATATGGGCTTCGTGGTCTTGGTAGATGAACGCCTTGACGGGTTTACCATTCAGAGCATCCATGTTTTCAGACACAGGGTCACGCGGCTTCATGTCGTCACCATCCTTGAGTGGTACGAGCTTCTGCGCGTTCTTGATACCTAGCACCTCGAGCATCTGACGGTGTAGGTAGGGCAGGTCGTAGATTTGCGGCGCGCCCTGTGCCAACTGAATAACAGCCTGATATTGAACAATCTTCTGCGCCATAGTGGCAGCGTTGGGGTCAGATACAGGGATAACAGTGACCATGTCATAGTCAGACTTCTTGGCCTTACGACTGCCTTCTTCCGGCTCGAAGCTGTATGTTTCTGGTGTGTAGTCGCGGATGATACCCTTAAGAAGCTGGAACTCCCGCTTCATCGCGTAGTGGACGCGTGCCTGCACGGCACTCATCATCTTCAACGTACGCTCGAGAATAGCCAGCGTGGTGCCCACAGGAGCCTGTGCAGACATGTCAGACACCTTCATGTCCGCCATACCCGCGAAGCGACGACCTTCGTCTACGATGGTCCCCAGCAAGCTGTAGAGCACTTGGCTTGGCTCTTTATATGGCAGCGGCATGATATTGTCGCGCATCGTACCCGACGCTACGTCCACATCGCGCCATTCCGCAGGGCTTATAGGTGTGTCGTCTCCCTTGACGCGCAAGCCCTTAGTTTTAAATCCACCCGGTAGGTTAGATAGAGTACCAGCATCAACAAGCTGACGAATAAGGCTGGTACCAGACTTAGCAAAAGCACCAATAAGGTGAATAAGGCCAAAAGCGTAGAAGCCAAAGCCCGGAACGTACGAGTAGTGTACGAAGTGATTGCGCTTAAGCTTTTTCTTGTCATCTGGGTTCCAGTTACGGCGAATGGATAGGACCGTTTCGGTCTCTTTATCTATGGTAACGACGTATGGCAGCGCGATTTCGAGGTCATTTTCTTCCTCGTCGCGGTATTTATCGTCCTCAATGACGATATCGACGTGCATTTCCAGCAGTTTGTACCGGTCATCGGTCTCTGCACGGAAGCCGAGTTGTTCTGAAATCTTCTGCTCTACCTCGTCCATCGAGTTGACAGGCTCTGGCAGGTCTACATCACGGTAAAAACCCGATGCTTGGAGCTTGCGAAGCTCGTTCGGGGTCTTCCGCATCACATGGGTGACGCGTTCAGCGACTTCCAAGCTGGACGCGCCATAAGGCACAACTACGTCTTCCGCAGCCACATACATAGATACCTGACGACCGAGTGACGGGTCGAAATACACCTTCTTGAACGCGTTACCTGCAAGGCCCAACCCCCACAGCATGCGCTCATGTTCAGGGCGATACTCGACCATCACATCGGTCAACTGGTAATTCATGTCTTCTTGGACGCGTGCAGCGGCGTCCTTCTTCTCTGTGGTCTCTTTACCGATAATCTGCGTACGCACCGGCCCTTGGGCTGGGAACGTCTCGCTCATAGTCTCGGCTTGGAACTTTACGACAGCTTCAGACAGCAGTGGGTGATGCACACCACAGGCTCCGGGCCAAGGTTCTGTGCGGTCTTCGACCTTCATACCAAGCAGTTCGAGGCCGTCTACATAAGTCTGTATCCAGTCCTTGCGGCTGCTAATATCTTCGTCAAACTCACCAAGCAGGTCGCCAGCAAGCTCTGTTAGCACGCCCTCGTCCATGTCCTCGGCTAGGTTGTCGTTAAAGTCGCCCTCGTCCTCACTAGGGTCAATCTCAATCTCCATCCCGTCAATGTCGATGTTGACACTCTCAGGGTCTTCAATCTCAATCTCGATGTCAGGACCTTCGTCCATCTCCATCATCGGAGACATACCTAGCGGGGCTTGGTTGAGCGACTTGTCGATATCCATTTACTTGGCTTTCTTTTTCGTAGCGGCTTTAACCACTGTCTTGGCGATTGATACCGCCGGTGATACCATTGTCGCTACGTCTGCCACACGAACTGCGGTTTCCGCTACGTCCTCAATGATGTCGAGTACGTTTTTCTTCTTCTTTTTCAATGCGTTAGTTGATGCGATAGCATCCATATACGGTACGCCTGCTGCACGTGCTTCGTTGAAAGCTGTGCGCTGGTCGTCAGACCATTTCGACCATTGAGTTTTGCCGATAGGAAAAAGTGCCTTGACCATTAGTAATACCCCTGATTGCGATTTGATCTGAAATACTGGATTTCGTCCGGTTCGTCTAGCGTAGTAGTGACATAGCCTCCACGTCTGAACCTATGCAGTGCCATAGACACCGTATCGACAAAGTCATCGTGGGTACCTGCGGGAAATTCTGCAACTTCATCAATGACTTCCTCGGCCCAACGCGTTGCTGGTGCCCATACTCGGCCCGACGCAAATATATCTGCGATACCGTTCAGACGGGAAATCTTGTCGTTACCACGCGTCGGGGTAAATTCTTGCACCGGTATACCCATGGCTCGCATCTCGTAGATGAGCGGTGCACCTGACGCCTTTTTCTCGATGATGACCCCGTCTGGTTGCCACTCTTTATACTCTTCGACAGCCACACGCTTAAGCTCCGGGAACTCCATGCGGTCTCGGAAGGCATTTAGGAGGATGATATTAGCCTGCGTGATACCATTGTCGTCAGGGTGGTAGAACACACCCCACGTCGTGCACGCCGAAAAGTCAGCTCGGCTGGTCTTCTCGAAGGCCGTATCCCACACCTGCAGCACAAAGTCACAGCTTGGTGGGTTGTCGTCTTCCCACTCCTGCCACCACTCGCGCTTCACGATAGCAGCCGACTCCGAGATGGGGTTCTGCTGATACTGCGCCATCCACTTGCTGTTAGGGACGTCGCGTTTAACTTTCTCAAGCTCGCTTAGCTCCCAGAACTCAGGCCACAGCGGCTTCTCCGAAGGGAGAATTGCTGGAAATTCAATGACTTCCCACTCACCGAGACTGTCGTTAGCTACTGCATCCTTGAGTATCTGTCCGGTCAGGTCACGCTTCGACCACCGCGTCATAACGATGACGATAGCCCCACCGGGCTGTAGACGCTGACGTGGCCCTGAGGTGTACCACTCGTAGGTCTTGTCGTAGATATCTGGGTTGACTTCTGCGATAGCAGCTTCCTGCTCGGAGTGTGGGTCGTCGATGATGAGCACGTCAGCACCCTTACCGGTCACAGCACCACCGATACCGATAGCAAAGTAATCCCCGCCTTTGCTTGTGTTCCATCGGCCAGCTGCCTTAGAGTCCGAGGCCAGCGAAAGGTCGGGGAAAATGTTATGGTAGGTCTCAGTGTCTACAAGGTTACGTACCTTACGGCCAAAGCCTACCGCGAGTTCTGCTGTATGCGAGCACTGAATGATCTTTTTACCGGGGTATTTGCCGAGGAACCATGCAGGGAGCAGGTAAGAGGCGAACTCCGACTTTGTGTGTCGCGGTGGCATATTAATAATGAGCCGCTTGCACTCACCACGAGCAACACGTTCGAAGGCATCTGCCATCTTTGCATGGTGTCGTCCTGCTATGAATGTGGGCCAGACTTCCTTCACGAAGGGCAGAAACTTGTCCTGCGCCAGCTTCTTGGTCTTAAGCTCTGCGAGCTTGTCCAACTCGGCAAGCAGCTTCTCCTGCTCGCGTAAGGGTAGCTGATGCAACAACCCCGGGATATCATCGAGTGATATCTCGTTAATAAGCTGTATGTTGGGGCGGCCCTGCTTACCCATTATCGCGCTGCCTTTCGCAGTTCATCACGAATGCGGTTACGCTCTGCCTGCTCTTTCTCCCGTTGTTTTTCTAACTCGGGGTCATGCTCCCAGTCCTCATACGGCTTCTGCTTCCAATGCTCGTACAGTTTCTTAAGCTCATCGGTATAGCCGGGGATGTACACCACTGACTCCTTGGGCGGCTTGGCGTAAGTACGCAGCCACCATCCGATGCGCAGCTTCTTAGTGCGCCTACTCCAGCGAACCTCGATGCGCAGACGACCAAACATCATCTGACAGCCAACCGAACCTCCGTCATTCGGGGGGTAGAAGTTAAACCCTTGGCGGATTTCCTCCGTCTCGTAGCGCCAGTAAATCATTCGGCGTCCTCTTCCTGTACAGGTTCCTGTACATCTTCCATCTCATCTAGCTCGCCGTACTCATCATCCTCATCTTCAACAGGCGGCACGTAGATGCCCAGTTCTTCGTCGAGGTCCATGCCAGCCACGGGTATGTCGATGGAGTCGGCGTTTAGTAGCCGTTTGACTCGCTCCTTGATAGCAGCTTCGAGCGCGTCAGGGCTGTTATAATTGATGTTGATTTCACTCCGCTCGGTGAACAAGCTGATATCCGAGTGCTTTCCGAGGAGTTCAATAGCCTTCAACTCGAACTTAGTGTCGCCACAGTTAGCCAATTCGAGGAGCTTATTGGTCAGCGCGGCGCGTACTTCCCCTACGTCATGCGCCAAATTGTGTCCGTAGGTCCTAACAAATGACGATGCAGCCAGTGCCACGGGGTAGCTCTTCAATGCTGCGCTGTTCTTACCCTTTAGGGCCGAGTCAATCAGGGATTTTTCTTGGTGGAGCGTAGATGCGTCTACCTCAAGCGGTGCGCCAAGCTCTTCCAACAATTCTGCGGTGTTCGCAGCGACCGTTACCTCGTCAATGTAGGTATCTAGTTCGGGCGTGTCTGTGCTGAACGGCACAGGGTGTTCGTCTGTAGGTTCAATTTTTATAACGGGCATGTGGTGCAGCATCCGGTTTGAGGGAAGCAGTGAAGTCATGCGTGTACGCTAGTAGCGGGAAAAAGCAAAGACAAAAATTAATCTTTGTGCGTCCAGCCCCCACGCTCATAGGTCTTCTTCCGGTGGCAGTTAGCGCAGCGCACTTCGCACTTAGCTATCTCGGTCGCTATCTTCTTTATGCTGTACCCGTGACGGGTTGCATCTGATATACTGAACTGCTTGTCGTC